AGTGTCCCCATTATGTTTAGCGGGTGGAAACAATGCCAACTGATGCGGAAAAATATATAGAACTTCTGGCAGGTAAGTTTCATGAAGAGGGGTTGCATTTTTCTATTCACCGTAAGCTATTGTTTGCTACTGGAGATATCGCCATACCCGGCTCAGTTTTTACCGATGTAACTAAGGCTGCGCGTGTAGCACGGTTCTGGGCACGCGGTGGGCATGATATCTATATGGCTCAAGGCGGGCAACGGGAAGTTGGTAAGTCAGACAAGCCGCGTAAGCATCCACCTGCAATCCGTAAACGTTACAACATTGGTATGTGCTCCGCTGTGTACCTTGACATTGACGTTAAGGCGGACGGGTATCCCACACAGGAAGATGCGCTAACTGCGTTGCATTCCTTTTTTAAAAGATATAAGCTACCCCTCCCAACGATGATAGTTGCGTCTGGGACCGGCGGTTTTCACGTTTATTGGGTTGCTGATGAGTTGTTCTCACCAGTAGAGCATGAAGCGTTTGCCTTAAGTTTGATCGGAATGGCACAGGAGTTCGGATTAAAATTCGACGCTGAATGCACCAAGGACTTGTGCAGACTTCTAAGGGTGCCTGATACGTGGAATTTCAAGACCGATCCCCCTTCACCCGTGAAACTATTACACTCTGGGAGTAAAATCCCACTCGCTACTCTAAGAATAATATTCAAGTTCAATAACGTGGTGCCACTACGACCGGGCTCTCCCTCTGCCGCTGATGTGAACGACGATTTACGGCGGCAAAAGAAAGAATATCCGCCAGCGAAGATGGACGAGGTACAGACGTTCTGTGAGTTTCTCCACAATACTCTAATGACTGGTGGTAGCGAGCACAAAGAAGCAATCTGGAAGCAAACTGTCTCGTTGGCGACTTATTGTGAGAATGGTCGCGAAACTGCACATTTATTGTCTAAGGGTCATCCAGCGTATAGCGTTGAAGAGACAGACCTTAAGTATGATCAAGCCGAAGTAGATCGTCAGAATAATCCAAAACTGGGACCAGCACGTTGCTCGTCGCTGAAACAAATGGGCATTACAGAGTGTATTACTTGTGCTTATTTTCATCTTGATACCACCCCGATTAATGTCCCACAATATAATCCTAAGCCGCAGTCTATACCACCGTCTAACCCTAATAGCGACTTACCAGTTGGGTATTACCGGACACCAGATAGTACGATATGGTATGAGAGTACCAATAAGAACGGGGAGACCGAGATATCTCAAGTCTTCCCATATCCGATGTTGTTTAATTCTGCATACGCAGAGGGGACTGGCGACGAATATAGCTTTTCTTTTACTACTATTGAGGGTAATAATCATCCGAAGCTAGTTAGACTTCCAATGGCATCGGCAGTAAATCCAATTGGGATAATGACAGCGCTTTCAAAAAATGGATTGCCTATGCTCTTTCAGGAAGGAACAAGGAGGTTCATCGTGGCACTTCAAACTATTCTTCGTAACAAAGATGATACCCTTGTTAATATTAACCCTGTTGGATGGCATACAACATCCAATGGTACGATAGGATTTGCCTATGATGGCAGCTTTTACTCCCCGAGTAAAGTATCAAGAGCCCAATTACTTGATCCAGAACTTGCACGAGCGTACCGTGTAGCAGGTGACGAGAAATATTGGCGCGAGTTAAGTGAACTGGTTATCGGACAAAATAGGGCCGATATTAACGTAATCATTATTTGTGGCTTTGCCGCACCACTCATAGCGCTAACAGGACATTTTGGTGCTACAATTAGTGCTTGGAGTTCTAAGTCTGGGTTGGGTAAATCAACAGCTTTGTCGCTGTGTCAGGCAATTTGGGGTAGTACGATTAGGATGATGGGTCTAGACGACACAGCCAATGCTGTTATAGATACAGTCGCATCGTTGAAAAATCTACCACTTAATTGGGATGAAGTGCGGGGCACAGTTCAGACTGAGAAGATGGTAAAGATGATTGATCTCATAACGAGGGGTCGTGAGAAGAGTCGTCTTAACCGTGAAGCAAAACAAGCGAAAGAACGTGAGTTTGAAAGCTTAATGGTAATAGCAGCCAATAACCCACTAGCAGACGAGTTCGCACGTTTAACACGCGGCACGGGAGCGGGGCGTTATAGGATGTTTGAGTTCAACGTTGACGAGAGTTTTGTAACAAATCTAAACGTTGGTCATATAAGTATTTTAACCGGAGAGCTACGAAGAAATCATGGCCATATCGGGGCGAAATATGCGAAGTGGTTAGGGGAGAACCATAGTAAAATACTTGGGTGGGTAACTGCTATGCGGGAGAGAATAGAAGATGATTTAAAGACCACTCAAAGCGAAAGGTATTGGGCCACTTCTGCCGCCTGTATGATTGTCGCAGCGAGAATAGCGAATGGACTTAAGTTTACTAAATTTGATCTACCGTCCATAGAGCAATTTATCTACGAGAAAATAAAAGAGTTTCGTACGCATACTGATGCAACAGCTACCAATGACTTCTCGCGTAAAGATAACGTAGAATTATTACTCGGAGAGTTTTTACAAGCTATGGGGTTAAACACTATCAAGACGAACACCGTGGTGGTAGGTTCAGGCCGTCCAGCGAAGGGGGTAATTAAAATCCTCAACGACAACATAGTGTTCACACGTCAGACAGTACATGTCCAGATATCTGAGAAAGAGCGGATATGCAAGATAAGTGATCCAGCTTTGGGTAAGTGGTGCAAAGACCAGAATATAACCAAGACTTCTCTTACAACTGCGTTGCAGAAACAGTTCAAAGCCAAGGCGGCAAGAGGGAGGATTGGGTCGGGAACTGACTATGTTTCACCCCCAATTCTTTGTTGGGAGATAGACTTAAGTAAGACGAACCTCGGGCAGGAGTTTGAGTTCTAACTCTGGGAGTAAAACAATGGCGTTCTTTCAAGTTGACCAAAAGATCACCCTTGAGTTTCTTAAGGGCGATATTACCTCTCAAGCTTACAAGGCTTACCTTCGTTCGGTGGTGGAAAGAAGGCCAACAGAACTAACACCAGATCAGATGTTAAATTCTACAGTACCATTTAAAGAGAAAGCAAAAGTAATATTGGATCAATACAGTACTGGAGCCTTTCGCTTAAGCGAGTGGGAAGTACAATTTGTAGAAGATAATCTTGAAGAAGATAATCCAACACCAAACCAGTCGGCTCGTATGGATCGGTTGTTCAGGAGGTTTCAACGATGAAAGACTTATTCGCTGAAGACAATCAAACTAGAATTGTAGAACAGTATATTGTACACTCTGTAATCAGGTTAGTATCGGACGATAGTAGCTTGTTTACACTACGAGATATTGAAGCTACGTTCCATTGTCGCCATAATTTTAAGTCTGGTGACAGAGTGAAGATAACAATCGAGAAGGAGATCGACCTTGGACAATCGTAAGTTTATCACCGTGATTACTCTTGGGGTAATTACTTTTGGAGTAGTCGCTTCACCTGCCGCTGCGTGCCATCGGTTCAGTAAATGGTACTATCCATGGGCACAACGATGTGTGGTCAATCCCCATCCCGGTAAGTATTACGTGGAGATAACTCAGACTAAGCAAGAGATGCCCCTGCCGTCCCTTGAGCCAGCCAAACCAGCGGAGCTAGACTTACGTACTCCTGACCAAATACAAGAACAGAAAGACCATGACGAGATGGTTAGGAAACATCACGACGAAATCAACGCCCTGATGAAATTGTTACATGGTGAGGGTTACTAATTACTTCGGACCATCCTTCGGTCGTCCTAACCAATGAGCAACGACGGCACCGAAAGCTGCTACCAGTCCCCCAATGATACCTGACGTAATTTCATCATTGGGGACTGTAAAAAACAGACAAAACGTAACCGTCCCGATAAACGCAAGTGTAACCATAAGTGAAATAGTAAGTGTGCCGCCAGTTGGATCATATTTGCCAGCAACAAACAACATAGCTAATGTAAATATAACAATAAACACACCCGTCATTGCACCGGGATAATCTAATAGTCGCGGCATGGGAGGGGGGACGACAAGGTCTTCTGGTTTCATCGGATTAACTTTGATGCTCCATATAACCCCAGCGCCATTCCTCCTATTTCTAGTGTTGTTCTGAACAGTTGATCTGCTGTACAGAAGTCCATCAGATGCGCATTACCCATACGCGCCAGTGCAAAGCACTGTGTGATTGCATAAAAATCCATAACAGCGAACAAAGCTAAAATACTGACAGCTCCGCACATAGCAATAAGGCCAATCTTACCACTAAGCGGTCTACCGTTCCCATTATCATTCGCCATTCAATTACTCTAGGAGTTACGTTTAGGCTCCGGCATGTGGGGGAATTTAGGAAGTCCCGGTAGTTCAGCTACTTCGACTGTTGCTTCAGTAGCTGGAGCTTTTTTCAAAGCTGCTTTAAACTTCGAGTAATAACCCGCTATAGTTTGAGCTTGATCAGTGCCGTTGACAATACGGCGAGCATTAACTGGGTCTTCAGTTGTTCCGTTGAAGTACTTAGGCAGACCCACACCAGTGAACCAACCATAAACCATTCCGTCATACGAGACGAGTGCTGATGTCTCGTTGTCCAACATCTTAGAAGCATCAGGATAAATCTTAGCATCATGGTTATAACGGTCCAGAATATATTGTTGACCATTTTTGTAGTTACTTTCCCATGTTAGCTGAACATGGCCACGACCATAATACTTTTGGTTATAGGGTCCAGCGGGTTGGCCATAAGATTTGCCTGAACCTTTCCCATATTCCTCGATGGGCTGCATTGTCTGCGCCGTTTCGTGATAGAACGTCGCCAGAGCGTAACTCAACCAGTTGGTGCCGTCACGCGGGTTCGGTTGCTCAAATATCCGCTCCCAAACTTCAAGCAGATAGTTCATACCGTCCACTTGCGCCTGTGTCAGCGTACCATGAAACAAGCTGGCTCGCACGTTGTCATAGAAGAACTTCCGGTCGTATGGCATGACTTACTCCCAGAGTTACTTACGAACATTAATCGCGAAGTTTGCTTTCTTGCGCATTGCAGGGTCTGAGCTATGTTTCTTCGCCTCCAATGTTGCCATTGGAATTTTCTCGCCCTTCGGGGTCTTTGTCGCGGCTCGAAGAGAGCCCACCGTCCCCTTCTTCTCCATCTTCTCTCTTGCCGGTCCTATCCACTTCTTTGCCATTGGGGTTTCCTTCACAACATGAAACTGTTCCTCTACCCCAGCAGTCTATACAAACTACACTGACTTGCAATATTTTATTAAAATACCTGCCTGTACCGTAGCAGGTAGAACAAATCATTGTGTGATCCCTTTGACGGCCCACATGACCGCCTCCTCGACTTTGGTCTTGGCGAGCGAAGCCTCGCGGCCCTTGGGCACCCAATCATCAATAATCCTAAGAAATTCCAAACCCTTATCCTTGATTGTGACCATTGCGGTCTTCTCTTGCTCAGTCAGCACACGGTACTGGTGACGCATTGTGTTATTCACAATACGACTATCGCTTTGAGAGTTGATATAGTCTGCCATGAAACAATCCTCCTGTGTTAGCCACGTTGCCATTTATGTGACTGCCCACGCAATTGGCTCCCAGTCCACCGCTAGAAGATCGGTCTGTGAACAGAGCCAAGGTACAAGATCACCCTGCGCCGTTGACATATAGACGTAGGGCAACGTCATAAGGTTGTGGTCTGGTTCTGGATTATGTAGCTTGAGCCACATGCCCTTACCGTTCCATCCCGAACGACGAACACGGCGACCATCTTGTAGTTCTTTTACCGCCCAACCGATACCATTCATCGTTTTTACTCCAAGAGTAAACTCCCCCCGCCGCTATGACAGGGGGAGCCTTACCGGCTGCGTTATGAGCGAAGCAAGCCGGTTAAGTATTACCCCTTCGGACTTGCTGTCGGGGGTGGTCCGCCCTGATCAGGATGCACGGGCGCACCTTGGTCGGGCTTCGGTGGCGGTCCTTCTGGAACCTCGAACACGCCATAGCGATGGCCGACGCCCGAG